AGCCTGATCCCCGAGGGCTTCTGGTCACAGCTTCTGGGCCGGCTCAGCGTCCCCGGCGCCCGCCTGTTCGCGACCACCAACCCTGACTCGCCGAACCACTGGCTCAAGGTCAACTTCCTCGATCGCCAGGACGCTCTCGACCTCAACGCCTGGCACTTCACGCTGGCTGACAATCCCGGCCTCGATCCGGCATTTAAGGCGCACATCGAAGCCGAGTACGTCGGGCTCTGGCGCAAGCGCTTCCTGCTCGGACTGTGGGTGCTCGCCGAGGGCGCCATCTACGACGGGTGGGACCAGGATATCCATGTTGTCCGGCACGTCCCGACCATCACCCGCTGGTGGGTCGGCATCGACTACGGCACGGTCAACCCCTTCGTCGCGCTGCTGCTCGGGCTCGGTGTCGACGGCAGGGTCTACGTCGTCTCGGAGTACCGCTGCGATTCCAAGGCGACGATGCGCCAGAAGACCGACAGCGAATACAGCATGGCGGTCCGCCAGTGGCTGGTCGAGCCCCGACAGACCGGCGATGCCGCCCCGATCGTGCCGAACGTCGAGTGGGTGATCGTGGACCCGTCCGCCGCATCGTTCATCCGCCAGCTGTACTCGGATGGAGTGCGCGGCGTCCGGCAGGCGGACAACGAGGTGCTCGACGGCATCCGGCTGGTGGCTTCCACGCTGGCGCAGGATCGCCTGCGCGTTCACGAGAGCTGCAAGGGCCTCCTCGGCGAAATCCCAGGCTACGTCTGGTCTCCGGCCGCCCAGCAGAAGGGCATCGACGAGCCCGTCAAGGTCGCCGACCACGGTCCCGACGGTCTGAGGTATTCGCTGCGTACGGCGAGAGCCATCTGGTGGGGGGCGCGCCTGGAGCCCGCCGCGTAGCCCGACACTGCGTCTCCAGCAGGCGCCCGAGGAGAGCCCGCCATGGAGATCGCCGAGTAGTGCCGTTGCCCGAGGGCGGGAAGGTGCCGTGGCCACCGAAGGAGTGGCAGGGCGCCTACGCCAAGTACCAGATGTGGGCGGCCTGGTACAGCGGCGACCCGAACACTCTGAGCGCCTTCTACGGCGGCGTCGGCACACCCAACCTCGGCGGCAAGGCGGAGGGCTTCTTCGGGACCGAGCTGAGCTACAGCGCCGAGTCGTACGACTCCCCGCTCTGGCACCGTTGGATGTTCTGGGGCAAGCGCGCCGCCGATCCGGCCAACCGCTACCGGCTGCACGTCCCGCTCGCCAGCGACATCGCCCAGACGAGCGCTGACCACCTCTTCAGTGAACCCCCTGCGTTCATCATCCCAGAGGCGCGCGAGGTCAACGCGCCCGACGACGCCAAGGCGATCCAGCAGCGGCTACTCGACCAGGCGGACGTCGCCGGCATCGACAAGACGCTGATCGAGGCGGCGGAGATCAGCGCTGCCCTCGGCGGCGTGTACCTGCGCGTGACCTGGGACAAGCAGGTAGCTCCCGACCACCCGCTGCTGACCGCCGTACATCCCGACGCCGCGGTGCCCGAAATCTCGTACGGCATCCTCTTGGCCGTCACCTTCTGGCGCGCGATCCCTGGCGGCGGGGACACCGTGTACCGGCACCTGGAGCGCCACGAGCCGGGCTACATCTTCCACGGGCTGTACAAGGGCACGAGGAAGGTGCTCGGCTGGCCGGTGGCGCTGAGCGTCCTGCCCGAGACGTCGAGTCTGCTGGCCGGTGCGGACCTGGAGACCCAGGCGACCTCCCCGATCGCGGCCATCTCTACCGGCCTGGCGGGGCTGACGGCCGCCTACGTACCGAACATGCAACCCAACCGCTCGGACCGGCGCTCGCCGCTGGGCCGCTCCGATCTCGACGGCGTCGAGGGGCTCATGGACGCGCTCGATGAGGCGATGACGAGCTGGATGCGCGATCTCCGGCTGGGTCGTGCTCGCATCCTGGTTCCCGAGGAGATGCTCGACGTCAAGGGCAAGGGCCAGGGCGCGGTGTTCGACGCCGATCGCGAGGTCTTCACGGCCCTCAACCAGCTCGCCGGAGAGGGCGCGGACGGCATCCAGTTCGTGCAGCCCGACATCCGCACCGAGCATCACCTGGCACTCACCAGCAACCTGATCGAGCGCATCGTCCAGATCGCTGGCTACAGCCCGGCCAGCTTCGGCATGCGCGGCGACGGCAATGTTGTCACCGCGACAGAGATCGCTGCCCGCGAGCGCCGCAGCCTGACGACACGGGGAAAGAAGGCGACGTACTGGGCGCGGCCGCTGACCGACATGCTGGAGCGATTCCTGGAGATCGACACGCTGCTGTTCGGCGGACCCGGCGTGCTGCGGCCCCAGGTCCAGTTCGCCGACAGCGTGCAGACGGACATGAAGGAGCAGGCGGCTTCGTTGCAGCTTTTGAGCGCCGCCGCCGCCGTCTCGTACGACACCCGAGTTCGGATGCTGCACCCCGACTGGACCGACGAGCAGGTTGCAGCGGAGGTCGGGGCGTTGCAGCAGGAGCACGGGACCGCCGTGCCGGACCTATTCCAGAGTGGGGCGCTACCGTGAGCGCGTGGAACGACTGATCCGCGAACTGCACGCGCTCGACCCGAGCCAAGAGATCGTGATCGAGCCGGTCTTCCTCGTGGAGCCCGACCACTACGGCTACAGGGCGGGCCTCGGGCTCCTGGAAGGCGAGTACGTTCACAGCCCGGAGCAGTACTCCTACCCCACCATCGAGGCGGCCCTCGAAGCCCTCATCGCCAACGTCCAGCAGCACAAGGAATGGGTCGCCCGGGACCGGCGGACCCTGCGCGACGGGGGTCCCGGAGCGCGGAGCCCGCTCAGAGAAGTGCTCGCGGAACTGCTGCGCAGGGTCGAGCACGCGAACGACCGGATCGCCGACGACGGGGACGGCCATATCGACGAGTGGCAATCACCCGAGCTGGAAGCGGCGATATCCAAGGCGAAGCAACTTCTGGGGTTGGACGCCAAGCAGGAGTAGCGCCATGCACGAGGACGAGAGCGAGGGTGCCGACTTCCCCCGCGCTCGCTGAGGGCCTCGCGGAGCCGCTCCTGCGCCTCTACCTGGAGGCCGAGGCGACCCTCCTCCGCTCCATCGCCCGGCGGTTGGCACGAGGCATCACCGAGCCCGGCTGGGCCGCAGCGAAGCTCCTGGAGGTGCACCAGCTCCGCACCGAGCTCGAAGCCCGGGTCGGCCGGCTGACCACCGAGGGCCGCGCGGCGATCGAGGAGGCCGTTCGCACCGCCTACGGGAAGGGGCTGGACGCCGCGCTCGCCGATCTCCGCCAGGCCGAGGCCGCCGGCGCTCCGACCATCGCGAGCGGCTTCGTCACGACGCCGCAGTTCGCGGTCTACCGGCTGGCCGGCGAGGCGAGCCGTCTCGTGGAGGCGACCCACTTCCGGGTCCTCCGCGCGGCCACGGACGCCTACCGCGAGGTCGTGGCTGAGGCTGCCGGCCAGGTGACGGTGGGGGCGCTGACCCGGCGGGATGCGGCACAGGGCGCGCTGGATAGGCTGCTCGGGCGAGGCATCACCGGGTTCGTGGACTCGGCGGGGCGATCTTGGGACATGGCTTCGTACGTGTCCATGGCCGTCAGGACCGCGACGGGTCATGCAGCGGTCGCCGGCCACCTCGACCGCCTCTCGGACGCGAGCCACGACTTGGTGCGGGTCCCGGACGTCCCGCGCAACTGCCCGACCTGCGCGCGATGGGAGGGGCGGGTCCTCAGCATCACCGGCCGGACGCCGGGCTACGCGACGGTCGCGGAGGCTCGCGGCGCTGGCCTGTGGCACGCGAACTGCAAGCACCAAGCGGTGGGCGCGTTCCTCCCCGGCGTCACGACGCTCCCCGAGCCGCACGACGACGCAGCCGGCTACGCAGCCAGCCAGCAGCAGCGCTACCTCGAGCGCCAGATCCGGACCTGGAAGACGCGCGAATCGCTCGCCCTGAGCGAGCAGGCCCGCCGCCAGTCCGCCGCCAAGGTTCGAGCCTGGCAGGCCCGCATCCGACAGCACGTCGCGGCCAACGACCTGCGTCGGCTGCCCTACCGCGAATCGATAACCCGAGCCCGCTGACCGCCTCTGGGGCCCCGCCCTGCGTGAACTCGAAGCGGGTCCCGTAGGACGCTCGCCCGAATACAAAACCGGCCCTCTGTGGGCCCCGCCCTCTCGCGCGCCCGCTGAGGCGCTCACTCCCCGGAGGTACCCGCATGTCCTGGACCCTCAGCGTCAGCGCGCGCAAGGCCGAACTCGCCGACGCCGTCGACCGCGCCGAGCCCGTGCACAAGGGCGACCTGCACCCGGACGCCGAGACGCAGATCGCCGCGGTCAAGGCGCTGGTCAAGGCCGTGCTGCCCACCTACGACGAGGACGCCGGCATGGTCGGCCTCTACGCGACCGGCGGCGGCGGCACTCCGCAGGGCCTCGTCTCGATCTCGCTGAGCGTGGCGAGCGAGGCGTTCCCGCCGGAGCCTGTCGCCACCGCGCCCGAGCACGTTCTGGAGGGTCGCCAGGCGGCCCGCAGCCGGTACGCGCCCGGCGAGCGACCGGAAGCGCCGGGCGTGATCGACGCAACGGCCGTGGCCAGCGCCGAGCAGGCCGTCGCGGACGACCCCCGGCGCGCGGCATACCGGCCCGACGTGGAGCCCGAGACGCCCGCCGATCAGCCCAGCTCGCTCGCCGAGGACGCCAAGCGCACGGCTGCCGCTCGCACGGCCGAGCGCAAGCCAGCCGGACGCAAGTAGCGCGGCACTCTGGCACTCCCCCGCCGGCCAGGAGCCGGCGTCTCTCTGACCCAGGAGGTCACCCATGGACCCGTTCACTCGGCTGCTGCTCGGCTGGACCCTGTGGCGGCACCACGACGGCGACCCGGCTCCCAGCGCACCCGCGCCGGTCGCGCCGCCGCCAGCCCCGCCAGCGGCTCCTGAGCCGCCTACGGCGCCCGCCCCGACTCCTCAGCCGGCCCCAGCGCCAGCGCAGCCGCCAGCGCCGTCAGGAACGGCTCCGGCACCCGCTGCGCCAGCGACGCCGGCCAACTTCGATGACTGGCTGAAGGACCCGACCAACGCCGGGTTCGTCAAGCAGCTCAGGGACGAGGCGGCCGGACATCGGACCGGGAAGAAGGCAGCCGAGGACCGCGCGCAGGGCATCCTCGCGGCGGTCATGCAGGCGGCCGGGCTCCAGCCGGACGGCAAGCCCGATCCAGAGAAGGTCATCGCGGACCTCCGCATGCAGCACGAGCAGGGACAGGCGGAACTCAGGCAGCTCCGCGTGGACAACGCTCTCGGCGCGGCCACCGCGAAGCACGGGGCGGACCCGCGACTCGCGAGGGCGCTGCTGCTCTCGGACGGCGTGCTCGCTGGGCTGGACCCGGCAGCCGCTGACTTCGCGGACAAGCTGGACGCCGCGGTCGCCAAGGTGGTCACCGAGGTCCCAGCGGTCAAGCTCGCGCCGGCCGCGCCGCCGACGCCACCACCCGCACCCAACACGCCGCCCGTGAGCGGCGGCCAGTTCAACGGGCCTGGTGCCCCGAGCAACGGCGCGCAGCTCACCCGCGACGACCTCAAGGGCATGACGCCCGAGCAGATCGTGGACGCCCAGAAGGCCGGCCGACTGGACGCGCTGCTCAAACGCATCTAGCACCCCATAGGGAGAAAACACGCCAGTGTCGGTAGCCAGTTTCGTAAGTGAGATTTGGAGCGCCAACCTCCTAGTCTCTCTCAAGAAGTCGCTCATCTACGGGAGCGCGTGCAACCGCGACTACGAGGGCGAGATCGCGGAGGCCGGCGACACGGTCCACATCAACTCGGTGGGCCGTCCGACGATCGCGACCTACACGCCCAACAGCACGGTGATCACCCCCGAGGCCGTGGTCACCGCCGACAGGACCCTCGTGATCGACCAGACGAAGTACTTCGCGTTCGAGGTCGATGACGTGGATGCCCGCCAGGCGCGCGGCAACGTCATCGACGGGTACATGACCGAGGCCGCCTTCGCCATGGCCGACGTCGCGGACCAGTTCCTCGCCGCGACGATGGTGGCCGGCATCTCTGCGACCAACAAGGTGAACAGCGGCACCGCCGTCGCGATCACCACGGGCGACATCGCCTACACGCAGCTCCTCAAGCTGGCCCAGAAGCTCGACGAGGCGAACGTGCCGGGCGAGGGTCGCTGGGCGATCATCCCGCCGTGGTACTACGCCCTGCTGCTCGACAACAACAAGTTCGTCAACAACGCCAACCCGTCCGTGAAGGCGGCGATGGCGCTCTACAACGGCGTCATCGGCGAGGCGGCCGGGATGCTGCTCCTCAAGAGCAACAACGTCCCGATCCCGAGCGCCAACCAGTCCTCGGTGGTGGCCGGCACCACGGCGGGCGCGACCTACGCCGAGCAGATCAGCAAGACCGAGGCGTACCGCCCGCAGTCCTCGTTCGCTGACGCGATCAAGGGCCTCCACCTGTACGGGAGCAAGGTGGTCCGCCCCGACGCGCTGGCCCTGCTCACCGCGAGCTCGGTGTAGGCGAGGAGACGAGAACATGGCACGCACCGCAGTTCCGATCTCCAAGCTCACCGCCAACGGCAGCGTCACCAACCCCGCCGGCACCGCGGTCGATCCGACCAACGGTCACGTCATCAGCGGCGCCCGGTTCCGGAAGCTGATGATCCGGATCACCAACACGAACGGCACCAACCGGACCTGCACCATCAAGGCCGGGACGTACCCGCCGGCCGAGTCCGCCGGCCTGGGCGACCTCGTCGTCACGGTCCCGGCCACCACGGGCGACCTGCTCATCGGCCCGCTGGAGAGCGGCCGGTTCTCGCAGGCCAACGGCGACATCTACGTCGACCTGGGCGCGTCGATCGCCGGCATCATCGCCGCCATCGCGCTGCCCGACACGTTCTGACGATCACTCTCGGGGAGGCGGCCGGCGCTGCCTTCCTCCCCACCCCAACCAGGAGGCCACAGCCGTGCCGCGACGCATGTTCGCGCTCGTCGGGGACCAGGGCGAGCACGTCGAGTACGCCAGCCCCGCCGAGGGGAAGGATGGCGAGCTCTACCTCGCCAGGCTCCTTGCCGACCCGGCCCACGTCGAGGTCGACCCGGAGACACGCGAGGCGCTGAAGCCGCGAGCCAGCGCGAAGACATCCATGGGCACGGCATCCGGAGGCAAGACATGACCGTGAAGCCCGACCAGCGCTGGCGCCTGACGCGCGACTATGGCAACCCGCCACTGCACCTCCGCGAAGGTT